GCAGTATTGGGGCAAGTGGAACGTGCTTTCGACCCAACCTACGGCGCGGGAGAGTTTATCCTGTTAGTGGGCGTTGCTAGCACTGCCATCGGGTCTTTGGTGACCTATGACGGCACCACGTATCAAACAACTCTTGCCGCTGTTACATCCAACCAAGCTCGACCGGTTGCTGTTGCAATGTCAGCCTGTACCGCCGGTTTGTTCGGTTGGTATCAGATTGAAGGCACTGCTGTTGTGTCCAAATCCACTTCTTCTAACTTTGCTGCCACTGTTGCACTTGGCATTAAGTCAGTCGGTAAAGTGGGCGCTACAAGCTCTGGTAAGGAAATCTTAGGTGCTCGCACTGCCAATGCCGCAACGGTTGCCTCGGCAACTACTACGGTAACGGTAGTAATGAATCGACCGCATTTGCAAGGTCGCGTAACCTAAAAAGAGGAAACAGCGCCAGGTCACAAGCCTGGCGTTGTCATTTATACATGGATATAGAAATAATTTGCAATACTGACGATGCCGAGCTGTTCGGCAATGTTGAGATTAACTCAAGGACTTGCAAGCGGTGGGTATCGCAGATACCAGCGCACGATGGCCATGCAATCATTGTTGGCGGTGGGCCTTCTGTTGCTGACGAGCTCGATATAATCCGTAAAAGACATGCATTAGGGCAAAAGATATTTGCACTTAATGGCGCTGCTAAATTTTTAAACAAGAATAATATAATCCCAGAATATCAGGTAATTCTTGACGCTAGGGCCGGTAACATTGATCTGTTGGGCAAAGCTGATGAGTATTTAATTGCTAGTCAATGCCATCCCACGTTATTTGACTCTGTAAGCAATATCATTACTTGGCACCCGGCAGTCGAGGAATTAGAAAAGTATTTGCCTAATCACGATAGCGAATACGCCATGATCGGCGGTGGTACTACGGTTGGGCTTTCAACTATGTGCTTGGCTTACACAATGGGTTACCGCAAATTGCATTTGTTTGGGTATGACTGCTCGCACCGTAACGCTATGGGCCATGCCTACAAGCAAAAAATGAATGATAACGACATTCTTTGTAAGGTGACGGTAAACGGCAAAGTGTTTACCAGCTCATTAACCATGGCCAGACAAGCCGAGCTATTCCCACAGGTATGCAATAATTTAATAGACCTTGGTTGCATTATTACTGTTGATGGCGATGGGCTTATTAAAGAAGTGCTCGCTGATATGCGTAATAATTCGGTTCCCATGGCAGAAGACGAAAAATACAAGAAAATGTGGGCAATACCTGCCTATCGTGATGTATCGCCAGGCGAACTGATAGCAGAAACATTCGTAAAAATAGCAAATATCAATAAAAATCATAAGGTTATAGATTTCGGTTGCGGAACTGGTCGAGGATCAGCGAAAATACACGAATTGACCAGCGCCACAATGCAGATGGTCGACTTCAGCAACAATTGCCTGGACTCGAATGTGACCTTCCCACTGCTTATCGCTGATCTTACAAATCCTATCCCCCTAGTTGGGGATGTCGGCTATTGTACTGATGTCATGGAGCATATCTCGCCTGAGAATGTCTCGGCAGTCATTAAAAATATAATGAATTGTGTGGATTCGGCATTTTTCCAAATATCGTTAGTACATGACAATATGGGTGCGCTTATTGGTCAGCACCTACATTTGTGCGTAAAGCCAATGCAATGGTGGCAAGACCAATTCCAAGAGTATCAAATATTATGGTCATCAGTAGACCCAATTAATGCAGTTTTTTATGTAAAAAAGGAGCTTTAAAATGGCAATTCCATCGAGAGTTTTATCTGCTGGCAATTCCCCACTATCATCAACCAGTATTTGTGGTGATGCAGCAACCGCGTTGGTGGCTACTGGATCTAGTACAACTGATGCACTGCAATTATCAGCTTGCTACAATTCAGTTATCACTACTGCGGCCTCCACGGGCGTTAAATTACCCCCTACGGAAGCTGGTGCAATGGTTGCCGTTTATAACGGCGGTGCATCTACCTTAACCGTATACCCGGCTACCGGATCCACGATTAACGCGGCAGCTGCTAGTCTTTCTGTAACCGCAACGACTAGGGTTTTATTTATTGCAACGTCAGCAACGACCTGGATCTCTATTGCTGGTGCATAATGACAATTCCATCACGGGTTATGGGTGCCGGTGCGTCACAATTGATGACTGTTGCCATTTGCGGCGATGGGGTCGATGGGTTGACTGCTACTGGAACCACCCGGTCGGATGCGTTGCAATTAACCAAGATTTATAATTCAGTTGATACCGCAACTGCTGGAACTGGTGTAAAGCTCCCGCCCACACAAATGGGCGAGGTTATCTACATTGCCAATTCTGGCGCAAGCACGATTAAGGTATATCCGTACGAAACCGCCACAACGGTGAATCAAACCACTTCAGCATCTATTGCAAAAGATTACACAAGCATATTTTTTGCAGTTAGTAATTCTATGTGGTATAGCATCAACGGCACTAAAACATAATCCCCACAGGAGAACGAAAAATGGCTCTAGATAGCGATGTTCATAACGCAGATTCACATTTGCATGTTGAGTTTTATTTAAATTCGGATGGCGATTACAAAGCCAACCCACGAGACTTTATACGCATAATTGTGCCAGGTGACAAAACCAATGTTGTAGATCAACCGGTTCGGGAAGATCACAAAGAACGGTTCCCTAGACAATACCTATATTGGAAAATGCAAAGCACCGATGCATCGGCTATCGGAACACCTTTATCGCAGTGGAATGCCGATGATTCTGAGGAATTTAACTCGCATCAAATGGCAGAGCTCCAGATCCTTAAATTTCAAACAGTAGAACAAATCGCTACCGCCACAGACGCGCAATTGCAACGTGTGGGCATGGGCGCAACCGGATTACGTGAAAAAGCTCGGTTATATCTAACAAACAAGAATAAATCGCAGAGCGACACAGAACTAGAGGAAACACGAGCGCAATTAAAGCAATTGCAAGAACAAATGGCCATGCTAATGGAAAACCGCAAGCCTGGCCGACCACGAAAAGAAGCGGAAGCATAAAAGAGGGTAATTATGTCTAGCACAATGTTGCAGCTGGTGCAGCAAGTCACTAACGAATTGGGCGTATCTACGCCCGTTTTCGTTGCTGGCAATACCAATCAGGATGTTACTCAGATCCTCGCGCTAATGAATGCCAACGGCTACGAATTGCTACGCAAGCATAATTGGCGAGCAATGACCAAGCAATATGGCTTTTATACTCAATATTTAACGACTACCGGCAATTGGACAACGGCAGCGCGAACTATTACCGGAATCCCGAGCACTAGCGGGCTAGACACAACCTACCAGGTGCAAGGCACCGGCATCAACCAAAATACCTATATTGTGTCGGTTGACAGCTCCACCCAAGTGACAGTAAACCAAGATTTTGCTGCTGATGGCGGCACAAGTGCTACCGCATATTTTCAAAAGATCCGCTACAGTTTGCCAAGTGATTACGAGGCATTAGTGCCTCGCACTATGTGGGATAAGTCTAAACACTGGGAAATGCTAGGCCCAGAAGACGCACAGCAATGGGAATGGTTGTTATCTGGCTATATCAGCACCGGCCCACGTATTCGTTGGCGCTTGCTAGGCAAGTATTTTCAAATATGGCCAGGCATGTCAAATGCAGAAAGTCTCGGGTTTGAATACCGAAGCAATGGTTGGGCGGAGGCGGCAGATGGCACGGTAAAAACCAGTTTTACGGTTGATACCGATACCACAATATACCCAGATCGTTTAATGGTATTAGCAACGAAACTTAAGTATTTTGAGGCCAAAGGGTTTGACACTACAGCCATGTATCGCAACTACCGCGAAGAATTAGAGGCTGCCATGGCGCTTGATATGTCTAGTGCTAATCTGAGCTTTGCACCACGACCTGGCACCGTTTTGATTGGCTACGACAATATACCGGATTCGGGTTATGGCCCAAATTAATCAGTTAATCCAAGGCACAGCCGCTAGGGTTGCATCAATACCTGCTCCGGTTGGCGGTTGGAATGCGCGGGATTCCATTGCTAACATGGATCCTCTCGATGCGGTTCAATTAATTAATTTTTTCCCAACGGTTAATAATTGTGTTTTAAGAGGTGGATCCACGAACTGGGCTACCGGCATGACAGGGCAAGTGCAGTCTTTATTTGTCTATAACGGTGGATCCTCTACCAAAATGTTCGCAGTGGTCGGAACACCAGACCTAAAGATATATGATGTTACTACCGCTGGGGCCGTGGGATCTGCTGCCGTGTCTGGGCTCACTAACGCGATTTGGGAATATATTAATATAACCACCACTGGTGGTAATTATCTTTATGCTTGTAACGGCACCGACAAGCCATTGCTTTACGATGGCACGACCTGGACATCTATTGATGGCTCATCAACCCCGGCGATCACTGGCGTTACCACCACAACACTTAATAATGTTACGTTATTTAAAAACCGTTTGTGGTTTATTCAGAAAGATACCTTAAAAGCATGGTACCTGCCAACCAGCTCGATCGGTGGCGCAGCTCAAGTATTGGATTTATCGGCTATTGCTAAATTCGGTGGCCATTTGGTTGATTTTGACACATGGACGATTGATGCCGGTTACGGAGTAGATGACAATATTGTTTTTATTACCAGTAACGGCGAGGTAATTGTTTATCGTGGCACGGATCCAGCCAGTGACGCTACCTGGGCGTTAGCAGGGGTTTGGAAACTGGGCAGTCCTATCGGGACTCGCGCTATGCTGAAATGGGGCGGTGATCTATTAATCCTGACCTATGACGGGTTAATGCCCATGGCTCAGAGCTTGCAATCGTCACGCCTAGATCCTCGCGTGGCATTGTCAAATAAAATACAGGGCGCAATTACCGCAGCCACTACCGCTTACGGCGGAGATCACGCGGCGGTGGGTTGGCAGATTGTCTACACAGCAAAAAACAATGCCGTATGGATAAACGTGCCGGTAGCAGAAGGTCAGCAAGAAC